ATAAGATCTCAAGACTCAAGAAAGTTTGAACGTGGCATCAGGAAAATTATTGAATCAAATGAAAGCGAATGATCTTATTGTAAAAGAAGATGTTAATACACATCTTACACATTTAGAAGATTTGGCCCTTTTTCAAGGAAATCAAGGGGCTAAAAATGCCATTGCATTTCTACGAAACTTATCAGATTTAGCAAAAACATCTAGCCCAAAAAAATATAATGTCACTATCAAATGGGATGGATCTCCGGCTATTTTTGCTGGCATAGATCCAAGTGATGGGAAGTTTTTTGTAGGTACAAAAGCAGTTTTTAATAAAGGTGCTAAACTCAATAAAAGTATTAAAGATATTGATATTAATCACCCAGATGCTAAAGAACCAGGTGACAAAGCTGATTTAAGAGTAAAACTTAAAAAAGCATTCACTGGATTGTCTCAACTAGGTATCAAAGGTGTGTTACAAGGAGATTTGTTATTTACACAAAGTAGTTTAAAATCAATACAGTACAACGGCGAATCATATATTGCTTTTAAACCTAATACTATAACGTATGCAGTTCCAACAAATTCTGAATTAGCACAAAAAATACAGAAGGCTGAAGTTGGAGTTGTATTTCATACATCGTATTCAGGTGATTCTTTAGAAAATATGAGTGCAAGTTTTGATGTTGATCTTTCAAGTTTAAACAAAGTTGATAGTGTTTGGTATGATGATGCTTATATAAAAGATTTTACTGGTATTGTTAATTTAACAACAGGAGAGTATCAAGCAATTCAGAATGCAATTAATGATGCTGAAAACTATTTGAAACAATCCGGAGATATTTTTAGTTGGTTTGATCAAATGGGTATACCCGGAAAAAAATTAAAAGAATTAATTCATGCAAACCATAACAAAATGGTTAAGGCAGGAGCAATTGAGCAAGACCCTGCACAATTTTTTGATGGATTTGCAAAAGATTATGAACAGCGAATTGAAAATGATATTGCAACTTTGAAAACTGGCAGAGAAGGTCCAGCTGGCCAACGAAAATTAGTCAATTTAGAAAATTTTAAAAAAGCATATTATAGTAACAGAAAAAACATTGAAGCATGGTATAGTTTATGGTTAAAGTTAATAGCCATTAAAAACAAATTATATCAAAAGTTAAAAAATATTAAAGCCATTGACGCCTTTGATCAAAATGGTGATTCATATGAAGTTAGAGATCAAGAAGGATTTGTTGCTGTTGATCATATTGGAAAAGCAGTAAAAGTTATTGACAGATTAGACTTTTCAAGAAAAAACTTTGCAAAAGAAAATATACAATTAGTTAATGATTTAACTGAAAGTAGAGCGTTTAGGTCAAGACAAGACATTGGAAAATTTAATGCACAACAAATTGGGGAATTGGTATATGTGTATTTCTTAGCTTTAGTCACATTAAAAAATGAATTTAAGTATAAGAAGATTGCTAGAGAGTATGCCTCACGAACTATGAGTTACAATAATTTTGATTACTTTAGAAACAATGGTACAGATTTATATCTATTAATACATAGTTTATTAGGATCAGGTAGTATTGTACAATTTAGCAACAAAGATTTCAGTCAAAATTACATTGATAGATTATCAACAAATAAATTTACAATTTTAGATTTTTTAAATTACATAGAAATCACCGAAATAGATCATGCATTGTGCAATCGATTGTTAATGAAGATTGAAAGACAATTTAAAATTGATTCTTTTCAATCTAGGAAAATTCGAAGAGAATTATCTGTATATGATTTACTCAAAATAAAAGATAAAGCCAACATTGTAAATTTAGTAATGCAACAAATAAAGCAATATGCACCTCGTAGTGAGTTGTATGTTCCTTTGCAAAATATGTTTAGAGAGCGTAAGTTATCAAATGATGACACTGTACAACAGAAAAAGATAAAGAAAAATGTTGGTACAGGTGCTTTATAAATGTACACATATAATCAGAATAAAAATTCATATATTAAAATTGCTGATACATTAGAAATTTATAAAATATCTACTAAAATTAAATTATCTTACAATGATGGTAAAACCGAATCTGCTTGTGAAAAAGACTTTGATCATATCAAACAGTTAATATCAGTATACTCAAAAATATTATTTTTTACTAAACCAGAATTATGTAATGGTATGTATTCTTTTAAATTTGGTGTAGAACAGCAGAATTTGTTTTTAAAAGGAAAAGATCCTGTGGGTGTGTTAAAAGACAGATTACACGGTATTATACTGTTTAATGATACTATATCAATTAATGATAAAAGTATAAATATGTATATTACAAAGGAGCTTTAAATGGAAAACAACCCAAAACCGGCATTAAATCCAATCCCAGCCAAAGATATAGAGTCTGAAAGTTTGGAATTTCATGTGGCAATTTCACGCCAGCGTCACGATGAAATAAATGCAAGATTTGATAGGGTTGATGCACGTATGGAAAAAATAGAAACAAACATGGAAAAAGGATTTTCAAAAATTGAAAAAATTATTATGTGGTCAGTTGGAACAATGTTTTTTACAATGATTTCTATATATATTTCTACACTAGTAATTCCATTAATGAAATAAGATAATATGTTAATAACAGAAGTAACAGGCACACCGCAGATATTTGGAAAGTATAAGCAATCTATTAAGAGAAGATTTCGTTGCCAATCTGGACCTCGAAAAGGTAGAATAGTTGCCGATCCAGCCACATGTACTAAACCTATTAATCTTAGAAAAAGACAACAGTTTAAAGCTACTAGACAAAAGTTAAGCACAATTCAAGGTAAGAGAGCTTCTTATACTAAAAAGTACGATCCTACATCAAAGGTTGTTAAAAATTTAAATAGACAAATTCAAAAAACTCGTCCAATTAAAGTTAGAAAAAGGTCAAAAAAATAATGCTAATATCAGATATTTTCACTAATAGTATTGATGAAGCCAAAATGATCTATGGTAAAAAAGGGCGTGATGTGGTTAGAAAATACAGATGCACTTTTGGAAGAAAAAAAGGTAGGATTGTTTCTAATCCTAGTGTGTGTTCTGCACCATTGGATATTAAGAAAAGGCTTAATATGAAAAAAATGAAAGCCAGATTGGGTTCAAGATTAGTACGAAAAATTAAATTTACTAAGAGATTCAATCCAGCTTCAAAGCGTGTAGCGTCAATGAATAAATCATTAAGACGAAAATAATACTTGATCTTTTTTAAATTTTTTGTTATTATAATAACATAACATATGGGAAAGGCCACAATGAAAGTAAACACTACTACTGTAAACAGATCATATCCTGAATATAAATCAGTAAATGATGCATATGAACATTTTCGTTTAATTACAATTTTGTTTAAATATGACGGAGTTCCGACTGATTATTTAAAACATATGAAGAAGCAAGTGGCTAAATTCAAGCATAAACTTGATAGGGTATCTGTAAACAAGATTAATGAAATAAAAACATTATTAAATGGATTAGAACAATCATTTAGTGATAGTTTTAAAAAAATAGTTTCAGAATCTTCCAGTGACGAATCTTTTATTTTGGCATTAAAAACTAAGAAAAAAGACGACGGAGTTGTAATTGGTAACTATTTTATTAAAATTATTAGTAACAATGATCGAGATAAAAAGTCATATACTGTTTTTGGACCAGATCGTACACCAATAATAACAGATTTATATCTATATGAAGTTGCATATATTCTTGTTTATTATTTTCATAAAGGATTTGGGTTAGATAACCCAGAGGTTAACAGTCTAATGGACTTACATGCCGAATATAAGAAGATTGCTAATAATTATAGCACTCAGAAATCTAACTACGACGCTGTAAAATCAGACGATCCTAACTTAAATTATCATAAAAATATGGTATCAGGCTTAAAAAAGAGCTTAAATCAGGTGTACAGTCAGGTCAACAGTAAATATTCCCGTTTAATAAATCAAGAAAAGACTAAATAAAAGTATGAAACTAAACGATTTAACATCTAACTATGAAACACGTATAGCTCGAGTAAATCGATGGCTAGAAGAAACTTATGGTTTTAAAGTGTACGACAAAGTAAGTCTAGAAGAGCTGTATAAAGTAAAAGCCGATTTAGACACTCAGCGTGAAAATTTAAAATTATCGCTTCCTTTTAATTCTTATCATCAACATCCGGAGTATGCAAAAAATATTTTGTTATCTGAAGCAGTTGTATTAATGATTGGTCAAATTGATGATTCAGAGATTGAAAAGTTAAAAGGGGATCATACTCACAGTTGTGGTTGTGATCATAGCGAACCGTGTGAATGTTCAAGCGATTGTGAATGCGGTTGTAATGCAGAACAGCCAGCAGTACAAAGCATGGAACCTGCAGAGTCTAAAGAAGTTGTAAAAGAGCAAGATGAACTTGAACAAGCAGAAGTTGTTCTTGCTTCTAAGCAACTAGTAGATGAAATGCAACAGATTATTGAAAAACTAGGTAAGATGCAAAATGATGAGTTAGGTGCTATTGTTGATCAAATGACGTATCAACATGGGGCAGAAACTGCCGTTGCTTTTAACGATTCAGTTTCATCAGCATTAGAGAATTTATTAGTACTTGCAAGAGAAACAAAAGAATCACTAAACAACGAAGTTCTAAAACTTCAAGGGGAAGCACCAGCATCTGATATGGCATCTGTTGGTGACGAAGAAGAAATTGATTCAATTGATGATCAGATGGACGATGAAGAAGTTGAACCAGTTGATAGCGATATTTCAACAAATGGTGATGAAGCGGCTTCGGGTCCAGAAGATGAACCACTAGGAAGAGCTAAGAAATCATAATGCAATGCGTTTACACGAATTAAACTCAAATTACTTTTCTCAAATCAGTATTGATGCAAAAAATCTTTTAATGAGTCTTGTAGCTCAAGATAAAGATAGTATCAAAACACAAGAATTTATTGATGAACTAGAAACAATGGGACATTCTGTTACAATCTCATCATTACAAGATTTACTAAAAAATTCTAAATTAATACAAAGTGTAAATGATAAAGAAATAAAAATTAATAACAATTTAAATTTGACAACTTATAGCAAAGATGCTAAAATGGATAATGAAAAAATAGTTGATAAGTTGGCAAGTAAATCATTAAACAAAGCAATAAAATAAAACTGTGACATTATTAGTAAACAAGTTCAATTACCATGAACTTAAAAGAACAACAATTGAAGGCAAGAGACATTATCTAGATCCTAATGGTAATGCAGTTCCATCAGTGACAACAATTCTTTCACATATGAAAGATATGACTGCTTTAAATAAGTGGAAAAAAAGAGTTGGTGATACTGAAGCACAACGTATTGTAACAGAGTCTGCAAATATAGGTACAATAACACATAAACATCTTGAAAATTATATTGTAGGTGAACCTCGGCCATCGGGCAATAATTTAATTTATCAACAAGCAAAACAGTTAAGTGATATAATTATTGAAAATGGAATGTCTGATGTTAATGAAGTATGGGCAATAGAGCAAAGTTTATGTTTTCCAGGTCTATATGCCGGCACAGCTGATATGATTTGTGTACACAAAAATAAACCTGTTATTGGAGATTTTAAAACATCAAGACAAGTTAAAAAACGTGAATGGGTTGAAGATTATTTTATGCAGTGTGCCGCTTATGCTTTAGCACACAACGAATTATATGGTACTACTATTGATTCTGGGCTTATTTTTATAGTTTCACACTCAGGAGAATACCAAGAATTTATAGTGGAAGGCGAAGAATTTAAAAAATATACTGATCAGTGGCTTGATAAAGTAGAGCAATACTATAAAACAAACTAAATAACAGTATAGTTTTTAGGATATTAAAGATGACAACAACGTATGTAAGATTAAAAAACAGAAGAGGAAATAGAGAAAATCTTCCACAACCTCTTGCTGAAGGCGAAATTGGGTTAGCCACTGACACTAGAGAACTGTTTATTGGTGCTGGATCACAAGATTCAAAAAACCGAATGGTACAAGTGGATAGTTTTTTAAATGCTGAAGTACAAACACAATCTTTAATTGATACAAGACTTGTCATGTTTACTCTTGCTGGAACACAAAGTTTTTTAGGTGATGGTATAAATGCAAGTTCAACTGTATTAAACAGCAATGTTGCTTTAACATTACCAACAGGTAAAAGCACACCAGTTGACCCAGATGATATCACTGTTACAAAGTTTGATCTTAATAACAGTCCAACAGCAATACCTAGTTCAAACTACACAGTATCAGTAGCAGGGTCTGATTTTATAGTAACATTTGTTTCGACAGCAATACCAGAAGCAAACAGCAAAATTGTAGTAACACCTTGGACGGTAAATGAAATTGTTTCTTCAGTTTCAAGTTCAGGACTAGGAGTTGAAACAAATCAAGATTTATCAAATAATGCATTGTACATAGACTTAACAACAGGAACTGGATTTGTTGATATTGGGTCAGGGACACAATCAACATCAGCAACTACTTTAAGTGGATTAACTGAAATTGCATCTGCAAATGATAATGCTAATCTTAATATTAGAGGAACTATATCCGATCTTGGATATGCTTCAAGCAAATTAACAGTACCGGGTACATTATTAGTAGAAACAGATTCACCTACACAGGCTATACTATTATCTAAATTTTTAAACAAGGCACTTGGAACGTCACAAACATCAGTTGCAAGTAATATTAAAATTTTTACACAAGATTCAAAACCAGTTTTAGAAACAGATCAGTACATTGGACAAAATGGACTAATTAAATCTACTTTATCTGCTAACACTTCTTCCACAGTTTTTACATATGATGTCACATCAGAAAATACAATCATTGTTGATTATTCTTTAAAGATTAACAATGCTTATGCCGTAGGAACAATAAAGATTATATCTGACGGTGCAAACGTTGAATACATGGACGACAGAATTGAAACCAATGACACATCAGCAGTTGCATTTTCAACACCGAGTATTTCGGGTACAGATATTAAATTATCTTATACTAATGCGGATACAACTTACGATGCGTCTATGTCTTATGTATTAAAGCGTTGGTTAACTTCCTGATAAAAAAATTAAATATTTCTAAAAGAGAGATTGACAAATCTACTCTTGATATCATAAAATATAATAAAATGAGGTAAATATAAGACAATACCTTCATTCTTGGAGCAAAAATGAATAAGAACAACGATTTATATATTATAAAAAGAGACGGGCACAAAGAGTTACTCAATATTAGTAAAGTACAAAAAATGACTGAAGCGGCATGCGAAGGTCTTACTGGTGTTAGTTCATCTGAAGTTGAAATGAATTCTGGATTACAATTTACAGACGGTATGACTACAAATGAAATTCAAGAAATTTTAATTAAGTCTGCAAATGACTTAATAAGTTTAGAAGCACCAAATTATCAATATGTTGCGGCAAGACTTTTGCTTTATAGTCTGCAGAAGCATGTGTTTGGAAAATTTACACCAACAGATGCACACACTCCTTTAAGATTTGTTGTTGCTAGAAACATTGAAAGAGGTGTGTATGATAGATTAATTTTAGAAAAATATAATGATGACGAATGGAATAAATTAGATTCTTATATAAAGCACAATAGAGATCTTAATTTTACTTATGCTGGATTACGACAAATTATTGACAAATATCTTGTGCAAGATAGATCATCGGGTGCAGTATTTGAAACTCCACAATACATGTATATGATGATTGCGGCAACACTGTTTGCTGATTATCCAAAAGACACAAGATTAAAATATATTAAACGATATTACAATGCAGTTTCTGAATTTAAAATTAATATACCAACACCTGTTATGGCCGGCGTTAGAACACCAATGAGACAGTTTGCAAGTTGTGTTCTTGTTGATGTAAATGATACATTGCCGAGTATCTTTAGTAGTGATATGGCAATTGGTAGATATATTGCACAACGAGCCGGAATTGGCATCAATGCAAGTAGAATTAGAGGTATCAATGCAAAAATCAGAGGCGGAGAAGTAGCACACACAGGTGTTATCCCTTTCCTTAAAAAGTTTGAAGCAACAGTGAGATGTTGTACACAAAATGGTGTACGTGGTGGTAGTGCTACAGTTCATTTCCCAATTTGGCATCAAGAAATTAAAGATATTCTTGTGCTAAAAAACAACAAAGGTACTGAAGATAACAGAGTAAGAAGACTTGATTATTCAATTCAGTTATCAAAATTATTTTATGAAAGATTTTTAAATAATGAAGATATTACATTATTTTCACCGCATGATGTGCCTGGACTTTATGAAGCATTTGGTACACCAGAATTTGATGAACTATATACATCTTATGAGCGTAAGAGATCAATTCCAAAAAAAACTATTTCTGCACAAGAACTGTTTGGAGATCTTTTAAAAGAACGAGCCGAAACTGGTAGAATTTACATTATGAATATAGATCATGCTAACTCTCATAGTTCTTTTGTTGATAAAGTTAGTATGTCAAATTTGTGTCAAGAAATTACGTTACCAACAACACCAATTGAACATATTGATGGCGATGGTGAAATAGCATTATGTATTTTATCTGCAATAAATGTTGGATTAGTTAAAGAGCTTAGTGAACTTGAGGAACTTTGTGAGTTGGCGGTAAGAGCATTAGATGAAATTATTGATTATCAAAAATATCCAGTTAAAGCGGCCGAGATTAGTACAAAGGCACGTAGAAGTTTAGGTATTGGTTATATAGGGTTAGCACATTATCTTGCTAAAAACCAAGTGTTATACAGTGATAAAAGTGCTTTAAAATTAGTGCATGAGTTAACTGAAGCATTTCAGTACTACTTGATAAAAGCATCAGTTGATCTTGCAAAAGAAAAAGGACAATGCGAATATTTTGAAAGAACAAAATATGCACAAGGTCTTTTACCAATTGATCATTATAAAAAAGATCTTGATGGTGTATGCAATACAAAATTAAAATTAAATTGGGAAAAATTAAGAAAAGAAGTTAAACAAAATGGGATGAGACATTCTACATTGTCAGCACAAATGCCATCAGAAAGTTCTTCAGTTGTTAGTAACTCGACAAACGGAATTGAACCACCAAGAGCATATTTAAGTATTAAGAAAAGTAAAAAAGGTCCTTTAAAACAGATTGTTCCACAATACAGTCAGTTAAAGAATTTTTATACTTTGTTATGGGACATGCCTGGTAATGACGGATATATTAATATAATTGCTGTCATGCAGAAGTTTTTTGATCAAGCAATTAGTGGTAATTGGAGTTATAATCCAACTCAGTATGAAAATAATGAAATTCCAACAAGTGTTATGTTTAAAGATCTTCTTACAACATATAAATTAGGATGGAAAACTAGTTACTATCAAAACACATATGATTTTAAAACTGATCCAGCTGAAATTGAAACACCGCCTATACAAAATGCGGCAGAAGAGTTTCCTACATTCGAACAAGAAGGAAAAATATTAGCTGACATTGAAGACGAAGCTAATTGTGAAGCATGTACTATATAGAGATAGAGAGATAAAGAAATAAAATGATAAAGACGGTATTCAATAGAAATGATATTGATTTTACAAAAGAGCCAATGTTTTTTGGCGAAGATCAAAATGTACAAAGATATGATGTTTTTAAGTATCCTGCACTAGATAAACTAAATCAAACTATGCTTGGTTATTTTTGGCGTCCTGAAGAAGTTTCACTTCAAAAGGATAGAGCAGATTATCAAAACTTTCGTACTGAACAAAAACATATTTTTACAGCAAATTTAAAATATCAAACTCTGCTTGACTCAGTTCAAGGACGTGGACCATGTCTAAGTTTTTTACCTTATGTATCAAATCCAGAACTTGAAGGTTGTATTATTACATGGGACTTTTTTGAAACAATTCATTCACGTTCATATACACACATTATTAAAAATGTTTATCCTGATCCAAGTGAAGTGTTTGACACAATCCTTGATGATGAAGAAATTATTAAGAGAGCAATTTCAGTAACAAAAAATTATGATAGCTTTTCTGAAATAGCTCAAAATTATTTTGTTAAAGGTGTTGGGAATATTAAAGAAGTTAAACGTCAGTTGTATCTTGCAATGGTCAATGTAAACATACTAGAAGGTTTAAGATTTTATGTTTCGTTTGCTTGTACTTTTGCGTTTGGCGAACTGAAACTAATGGAAGGCAGTGCTAAGATTATTTCGCTTATTGCTAGAGATGAATCGCAACATCTTGCATTGTCAACACACATTATTAAAAATTGGCAACAAGGTGATGACAAAGACATGTTAAAAATTGTTAATGAAGAAAAAGATAGTGTGTACAAAATGTTTAAAACGTGTGTAGAAGAAGAAAAAGCATGGGCAAGACATTTAATGAAAGACGGTACAATAATTGGATTAAATGAATTGTTGTTAGGAAGATACGTTGAATTTATTGCTAATAAAAGATTAAAAGCAATTGGGTTAGATCCAATATTTGATCAACCAATTACACAGAATCCATTGCCATGGACACAGCATTGGTTAAGTTCGGCTGGATTACAAGTGGCTCCTCAGGAAACTGAAGTAGAGAGTTATATTGTAGGTGGTGTAAAACAAGATGTTGAAAAAGATACATTTAAAGGATTTAAACTTTGATTTATGAAAAAAGGTATCTTTGCCAACATGGACGAAGAGTCGTTTGCTAAAATTAAAAAATTATTAGTGAACACAAAAAAAGAAAAATCAAAAAATAAACACAAAAAACAAAAAGGAAAAAATGTTACAAGAAAAATTTAACAAAGATGATATAGTGGTATTTCGTACTGTAAGCAGTGATGAAGTGATTGCAAAAGTGATTGAAGAAAATGATATAAACTTAGTAGTATCAAAACCTCTTGCATTGGCACAAACACCACAAGGTATAGGTATGACATTTTATATGATTATGGCAGATCAAGATAGTACTTTTACATTTAACAAAAGTAGTATAATCACACTAACAAAAGCAAATAAACAGGCTGAAGAATCATATACAAAAAGTACATCAAAAATTGTTCAACCACCAAAATCACAGATTATAACTTAATAAATACTATTATTAAGGTATAACTATGACACTACCAGTAACAAGATTAGGTGATTTATGTACAGGACATGGTCCATGTCCTCCAAGACCAAGCAACGGTGCAAGTCCAAATGTTTATGCAAATGATATTGCAGTACATAGACACACTGATGGATGGGCAGTTCATTGTCTTCATGGAAGTACATTGTCTGCAGGATCCGGAACAGTGTTTGCTAATGATTTAGGTGTTGGTAGAATTACTGACCCTGTTGCTTGTGGAAGCACAGTGCAAACGGGCAGTCCAAACATATACGCAGGAAAATAACATTATGGCAACTGGACAACAAATACCGGGTTTACAACTAGATAGTTTAAATTTTCCCACAGACATAAATGCAAATACTATAACTATATCCGATGTACAAAAAAACTTAATTGCCAGTGGAGCATTAAACATAGTTGATCATGTTGATCCGTGGGGAAGAACATGTAAAGCCTATGCTGGATTTAAAAATCCGCATGACGAATCAATTAAAGAAATTGCTCAAATCATCAATCAACAAAAAGCCTCATTACCAGATGGCTGGGGACATAATGATTATAACCAGAGAGCAGTTGTGCCTGGAAATTTGATTGGCCCTGGGCAACCAGATCGTAAGTTAACTGATATGGAAATTAATGATATTAATTTTGTTGAAGGTGCAATGCAAGATATTACTTGGTTACAAAATAGACAGAGTGGTATGTGTATTACTGAGTATGCTGATCCTAATGCACAGTGGGTAGCAATGGGAAAGACTGCATTGTATCCTAATTATGGAGTTGATATTCCTACAACTGCTAGTTCACCTGGCGGCGTTGCTGTTCCTACTTTAGGAACATATCTAAGTGCTTTGAGCAGTATAAATTCACTTGCTACTACATTAGGGAATATACCTGCAACATCAGGTGGTCCATGTAAATTTATGGAAGATATGCTAGGTGCTTTATTTAAAGCCGGACAAGTTTTAGGAGAAATACTTGGCAAATTAAGACAGGTGCTTGGAATACTTGCTATGGCATTAGCAATTATTGGATTGGTAAAATTATTAATCGATATAATTAAAGAAGATTTAAGAAACCTTGGAAGATTTTTAGAGTTACTGAAACAAGCGGCATTGGCAGGTCTGCTCGAAGGATTAATGCAAGATCCTTGTGCAAGGTATTTGCTTCAGTCAGCCATTGCAACCACACAAACAATTAATAATCTAAAAACAACTCTTTAATATCATGTATAAGCCATTGCCAGACGGATTAACTATTAAAGAATCAAATGTGCAAGGTTTAGGTTTGTTTGCAACAAAAGATTTTGATGCCGATGTGGTATTGGGTATAGTACACGTATTAAATAAAAATTTTCCACATGGCAGTATTAGAACAGCCTTAGGTGCATTTTATAATCATTCAGATGATCCTAACTGTAAAAATGTTTCAGGATTTTGGCATCAACTGCCAGTAAAATATCTTATCACAATTAAACCAATCAAAGCTGGTCAAGAACTCACAGCCAAATATACTCTTTATAACGATTTTCATGATTGACAGAATCTGTTTTCTGTGCTATAAATATTTATACAATGTTGAAATAACTTAAAAGTTGAGTAGGACCCGGGGGCGGTACCCGGCGGCTCCACCATAAACATATTAGGAGTTAAATGGAATTTTTGTGGATAGGAATAGCAGTAGCATTTGCTACCATATTGTGGGCATTAACACTTTAACAATATGTTTATGCTGGGGCCGAACTTAGGATCGACTATCATATTAGTAGAGTTATGGAGTTGTCCGGCGGGAGCTCGGTTAACGCAACAAAAAATATAAATGCAGATGAAAATCTAGCACTTGCGGCCTAAATTAGGCTAACGGGGTTGGCAACTTACCTGGCAACAGAAAAGTTGCACATAAGGATTAAAATGCAAATATTATCTCAGAGTTTTCCTAGTTGTTATGAATATAATATAGAACAATCTGGAAAATTAACATTAAGAACTAGAACCACGTACTTCAATGAAGGACAGTTATGGCCAATAGCAAATACTAATATTGGTTATCTTTCAATAACCAAATGTCTATCATCAAGTTTTACAGAGTTTTTGAGATTGCAAAATTTAATAACTGATCAATTCTTATTTTCTAAAGATAATCAGTTAGACAACGTTGATAAGATATTAGTATTTCTTCGAGATCCTTGCCAGCGTTATATGTCAGGTATTGCAGAATATATTCATATGCAGTTTGCTTCTGACATACAGACAATGTCACGACAAACACTGATACACATAGTAGAAGCATTGATAGGAATCAGTGATATAGACGAACACAGCATAGAACAAATTCATTTTTTTAGAGATTTTAATTTGCAAAAGTTTTCAGTTTTTCTAATGAACGATAAATTTTCCGAACAACAGGTGTTTGATTGGATGCGTGACAACGGGACAATCTTTAGAAACGACATACCATTGACAATACCAAAAATCAATAGAACAGTAGACAATGAGATTAAACAAAAAATTTATGATGCAGTACAATCTGTAGGCATGAGAAGAGGTTTTTCTATAATGAACAAGTGTATAGGTGATACAGAGTTAATTAATCATTTTAAATCAAATGGTCAGGTAATAAATGTTTAAAACAATCAAAGAATTCTGGATCAACAGTTATAATTCTAATACAACTGCATTTTATTATGAAATGATGAGTGCTGTAACTGTTATAATTGGTAGTGCAATACTAACTTATACTGTTCTTGCACCAAGACCAGATCTTTTTATACCTTTTTACTGGATTGGTAGTATTGCAGGTTTCATTGGAGCCTATTACAGAACAAGTGCGTGGACAATGGTACTAACTGCTTGGTTTACTACTATGAACACGATTGCATTATATAGATTATTTTTATGATACAAGAAAAACTTAATAGATGGGCTGATGATTTATCTCTGTTAGAAGGTACAGAACGATTAACATATCTAGTAGAATTAGCCAAACAATCAACAACATTACCAGAAGAACTAAGAACAGATGACAGATTAGTACCTGGGTGCATAAGTAAAATATGGGTAGAAGTTGGTTTGGTTGAAAACAAAGTCAAAGTGTATTACGATAGTGATGCAATGATACCTAAAGGTATTGCAACAATAGTTTGTGATATCTTTACTGACTGTACAAAACAAGAAGCAAGAGATTTTGACTGGGAAACTGGTCTACAAAAATTAGGATTTGTGCAATTAGTAACACCACAAAGACGTAATGGTCTTTATAACTTGATAGGAGTTTTGCAAAATAAAATAGCAATGATATAATATGGCAAGAGCTGGTCGTAAAAATGTTGTAAATTGGATACAAGAAGACTATCAAAGTAACAAGTTAAGATTTATAGCTGAAATTACAGGAATGACAAGCAATTTAATGGCTAGTTTAATTCTGATGTGGTATTCTCCAAATCCTCCAATGTTTTGGGCTTATGTGTTTTTTTTAATAGCAACTATTTTATTAATGAGTGCGGCAATATCAAGAAAAAGTTTTGGCTTTACTGTAATGTATATTGCATATTTGGCAATTGATGGCATAGGATTTTTAAAAACATTATCATGGCTTGGGTAAAATATTTTTTAATTGAGGAAAATTGGTGTAATGGATTTCCTGATGCACTTGTTGGAGCAGATGAAAAAGAAAAAGATTTATTAGATTTTCTTAAAAAGAACGAAATTGATTATGGATATAAATGCGATCAAACTATTCCTTCATTTATTTTTAATGGTGTTAGTTGGTATTGTCATGAAAAGAGTGCAAAAAAAGTAGAAAAAAAGTTTAACATAACTGCAATACACACAGACAAAGCACAATTGAAGCAATCCAAACAAAATGAAGAACAATTAAAGAAAGAAATGAAAACTGAAGAATGGTTGTTAAACAAATTACAGCAAGATGCCAGTGGTATGTTTGATCAACATAAAAAATTAAAGTTTTGTCAACAATTAAAAGATAAAAATACTGATATTGCCAAAACCAGATTACCAAAAGCAATTCAAAAGTTATTTGATCAAAATGCATTTAGTATTGGTACTGATAGTATAGTAAGAAAAGGCGAAGCATTTAATATAAATGAATAAATTGGAAGGGTGGCTGAGCGGT